CTTTCTTTTCCTCGTCAAGATCCTTCATCTTCTTATGAAGATCCTGTAGTTTCTCAGTCATGTCTGCAACGTGCTTCATTGCCGCTACAGCGACCTCATACGCTCTCGGGTGCCCTGACTCCTGAGCGACCTCTAAAGCGCCTCTGACCGCCTCCTGACCTTGATCTATGAGACTGTATAATTCACCCCTGGTATATTCGTAATCCTTCTGGCGGTCATCCTTGTCGCTCTCACGTTCTTTCTTGGTGGGCTTTGGTTCTTCTACAACCTCAGCACTAATATTCAAGATCTCTTCCATATTTTCTTCAAGGCTCATAAGAATTCAATCCCCTCATTAAAACCAAAATCATCATCTGCTGTTAGTAGAGCATCATCTGCTGCATCAATGTTGCCATCGCCGTTAATGTCTTCGAGTGCCTTGGGTGTGTATGTTCTCTCAATCGTTCTTCTATTGACATTGAGATCGCCAATAGTCTCAATGATAGTAGCTTTCTTAATGATATCGGACTGACTATAAGGACCATAGAAGTAGGTCTTAGCAGTGAAGTTCAAAGTATAAACAATGTATCTACGTTGCATAAAATCATCATCCCACTCATCCTCATATCCAATATTGTTTAAAACAATAGCAATATCACGCTTTTCATCCATTTCTGGAATCATATTAATTGTAATTGAAAAAGATGGTTGGAAGTATGGTAGAATCTGTTCTACAATCTGTAGAGCATCGTCTTGTGACTTGGCAATTATACCCAATTCAAAACTCATATTATAAGGAACAGGAACATACTGAACCTTGACTTCATTACCATTATCAGCAATGATCGTTTTGTATTTTTGAATCGGTGATGTCTTACGGGCAGAATCGTAGTCAATTCCTGTCATCTCAAAATAGAGACGTGGTAAAGTGATAGCTACTTTTCTTCCTACATCTGGATTTTGTTCCAGACGAGTTAGAAACTTATTCTTAGGACCATATGCCAAAGGAACTTTCTCTTCCTCAAGAACATCTCCGTTCTGTGGATCTTTCTTTCTTAGTGTGATGTTGTTGAAGAGAGTACCAAAAGCAATAATATTCTTCCTGGTAATCTCGTTATAAAAATGAGATCCTAACATTAGATACTACCTGTATAATTTCCAAACTCACCAAATGGATTTTTCTCAGTCCAATCAATAATTTTGTCAGCGGAATCTTCAATCTCTCTATTTTGATCGTAGTCGCTGTTCGTATTATTTAGAGTGTCAAATGTGCCGACAACCCAGACAGCACCGCTATCATCACCAACTAGAGCTTCACCTTCGTCAAAGGATCCCGTCCTATTGATAACTTGGAGGATCCTTGACGTGTTATCCCAAGACTTGACTTCGGCAGTTGTCGTGGTGTTCGACCCCGTAACTGTCTCCCCGATTGTAAAATCTCCAGTCCCACCCACAGAAAGAGTGAGAGCAATAGCAGAGCTGAATAACGTTTCAATCTCATCAATCTCTGCGATACCAGTAGAGATGTCGTCATTTCCAACCTCGTAGATTTCTGCGGTCATTATAAAGAACTGAATCTTACCAAACTGGTAGAATGGCGTTTCTCTTTCTACAAATTTGATTTCATACAAATCTTTTGTTAGTGGGAAGTAAAGAAGATCTCCTTCATTTGGTCTTCCAGCAACAGTTAGTGTTGGAGTGTATTGTGTTTCTGCTTCATCCCACCTTCTACTTGACACAATAAATTTTACTTCATCAGTAATACGAATACCAAACTTACTAATGAATTCTGATGTGTCTCCAAAACCTTCTACGTTTTGTAGAAGCATTTCTACCTGAAACTGATCCTGATACTTTGAATAGATTACATCATCCAAAGTATTATCTTTTAGGATCGTTCTTGGCATGTAATAGATATCAGTTCCGAACAGTTTGATTTGTTCATCAACGAGATCCTGATACAGGTTTTGCTCGCTGCTGACACCTTGATAGTATGTTGGAAAATAAGGACTGGTAGGCATTTTATCCGATCATATCCATAGGTGGAATTGCGTACTTGCTGAGAACTTCAGATTCAATCTTCTCGATCTCTCCAAGTGCGTCTTCATATAGTTGTCTGCCATTTAGAGTAATTCCACCAGGCAACTGAACATTATTATATTTGATGAGGTTCATACCCCACTGCTTCTTCATCAGAGCAGTAGCGTATTTCTTCACAAACATATCGTTATACATTTCAGTAGCATCTTCTGGATCAATCATCCTATGTGCTTCAATCAGTAGATACTGACCCTCTGCGAGGAAGTCAGCATCCACGTCAAGATACAAACGATCACGACGCATGGTGTATCTAAACTGCTGGAATGATCCATTATTCAGAACCATATCCAGAGTCTCTAGATACTGCTTTGTCATGAAGTAGTTTAGAATATCAAGTGATCCAAACGCATACAAATCATTCAGATACAACTGATACTCAACACCCCATAGGTTTGAACGGATTGAATTGCTGACAAGACCGAAAACTTTGGTGATACCTACAACGTGTGGAGGAACTGGAATGTAGTTTGTTGCTTCATTCCAAGTTGAGTTAGCACCACCTGTTGTCTGAACTGTGGTATCAAATCTAGTCTTGTCAGCAGCAGTTAGTTCGTGTGTAAGATAACAACGCTCCATACCGTTGTAGCAGTTCTCTTGGAAGAACTGAATGGTATCGTCGATAACATTATTGACCTGCTCGTCGTCAATATTTACTTGGAGGACAGGCTCACCAAGCTGCCTCTTACAGTAAGTGATAAGATCGGCCCTTGAATTTGGAGATGCCATTACACACAAAAATCCCTTCTTACCTATTTAGGAAGAAGGGAACTGAATCATTCTGCCACTTCTGTTTCCTGTTCTTTTTCAAGAAGACCTAGAGTTTCTAGACCTCCTTGAAGCTTCAGTTTATACTCTTTTGCTTTTACAAGACTTGCTTCCAATTCAGTAATTTGTTTGTCTGCTTGAAGAAGTTGATCTTCAAAATTCTTTTTCAGTGTCTCAGTAACCATGTTTTTAATATAAAATAGTGTGACAAATTATTTATATAATAATATTACAGGGCAAAAAGTGCCTGCCTTGCTTCTTCAAACTTAGCATCTGCTGCTGCTTCTTTTTCTGCCTTGATAGTTTCGTCAGTCTCTTGTTGTGCTTCCTGACGAAGTGTTTGTGACTCAGTAAGTGGAGTTTGAACTGAATTGAATTCTGCTTCGGTCAGTTTTTGTACGACCTTTTTGCCATTATGATCGTCAACTACATCAGTAATTGTAACACCATCAGGAACTGCAGAAAGACATACATCAATTCCATTCTCATCGTGCATCCAGATTCTTACATCAAGACCAGGAAATTCCTTTTCTGGATGTCTTTTTTCAACAGGATTGTCCTCACAGCAATAAGTGCCAGAGTGTGCGTGAATCCAATAGTGCTTGAGATATTGCATTTGTCTATAAGTATTTGTGAATATTTATATTACTGGGACACCATACTCTTGTGAGAGTTGTTGATTAACCTCATCCATTGATTGAAATCCTTTGACTGTGGACCAAGTAACAATACTATATCTTTTCCCTTTTGTCACTGGTTCTACTCCGTGCATATAATGATGATTAGAAGGAAAACAAACCATCATACCTGGTTCTGGTCTAACTCTAACTTTGAGCTCTGGAAACACAAAATCACCACCCTCAAAGTCATTATTGAGAAAGAAGACCATTGATAAATCCCTGTCAGTTGATTTTTTCCAAATCTTTTCACCTCTTGGTGTCATCCAAATACTTTCACCATCAATATGAGGACGATAATGACCTCCAATACCATAAGAAAGCACTTGTGGTATTTCACTACTATCTACTTCTACCTGATAGAAAGGATTGATAATATTCTTGACAGTATTACGAAATAAGTCTTCAATCTTTGGATATAAAGGACCCATAGGAACAATTTGAGTATCTCTGGTTTGTTTATCTACAATCCAGGATGTTTTTCCAGTTGCATTAGTTTTGTCTGGATCAAAGACTGATAAATCTTCTGCTGGTGAAGACTTGATATGAGTTATAAGTTCTTGAAGACCTTCTGGATTAATGACATTAGGACGAATGAGAATGTATGATAAGGGATTTTCAATCATAATCTAAGATGTTTTGACTATTTATTGTGGTAATCCGTTTGCTGCTGCTGATGCTGCTGCTAAGTAATATCTAGCAAGACTTAATGGTCCTTTAGGTGATGCTGTTGCTGTATCGTTGGAGTAATCAATACGATCTACAGTTGAAAAT